ATTTGTTAAAATCCCTGATGGAGCACTTGCCGTATGATTGATTCCAATGATGAACGCAAACAACTTCGAGTTGATCGTATGATTGATGATTTCATTGCTGAGTGTGAAGAAGAGGCAGCAAAACTAGAAATTACCGTAGACTATTATATTGCGGAGTTCACATGAATCTGCCTGATGGTTTCCCACACAAACCACCTGAAGGATATTCCTATGAAGTTAAAGAACACAAGCGAAACATGGTTAGCATTTGGTTGCGTAACCATACTATTTTTTCATATACATCTGATCCTGTCCGCACAATCTGGGGCTTCTACAATACAAAGAAGAGATGCTATCACGCGCCTATTAACTCCACCAAGCATGGAGATCAGGTAGACATTGGAGACACCCGTGATTATACTGCTATGCAACTCAACCTAAATCCATTGATGCGGGCATTTCTATGAAGTACATTCCTCAGGTTGATGATTATGTTCGATGGAAATCAGATCACGTAAATGTTGAGGGTTGGGTATATTTTTATGATGAAAAGTATATTACAATAGAGACTGGTATCAAACCAAAACCTAATTGTCAATATACAAAGAATGAAAGACACAAATATATTCATACACTGCTACTTTGTTTCCCACATCAATGGAAAGAATTAGAATATGTTCATACGAGGAAGAATAAGTATGCTAAAACTTTGGCAGATATGGAAGTATTCATTAGGGAGTTTTAGTGATGACAAAACAGAACCTTACGATAATTATGTTGCTATCATTCGCAGCATCATATTTGTCAGTCTGCTCACTACTAATTTTTTTATTGTTTCAGGAGTAATTCGTCATTGGAATGATGTACCAAGTGAACTATCTAAAACCCAAGAAAAAGGGTTATGCAAAGCACACAGCAACATTCATGAAAATTGATGATGCTGTATTCTGGGAGAAAGTAATGACTGAGCAGGGATGCACTGACTTTCAAATCTTGGTTAAGTAAACTGTCCCCCCTAAAGTGTCACTACAATGTAAGCACAACCACATGGATCACTACCTCAACGAACAACAAGTAGAAGAACTTGTCAACTTTGATTATGTTGAACAAGACCTCGCAGATTTAGTTGATGATGAACAAAAATTCAACATCAATGATTACCTCAACTCCAACATCGATTACTGAAATGAAACCTGCCGAAGTTCTCTATCAAATGCGCGAGATGCGTGACACCTGGCGCGAGCAAGATTTCCGCTTCACTAATGATCAACAGGCAAAATATGATGATCTGAAAGCACATCGGCAAGAGCGGATCAAATACTTCTATGACAACAATCTTGTTCAGAAAGGTCCTAAAGTGACCAAGAAAGTAGAAGTAGAACAAGAGGAGGAATAAATAACTGAAAAGTGTAAGTAAGAGATGAAAACCTTTCGGGAGTTTATTACTGAAGTCTATGACAAAGATGTCATGGGATCCTCTCAGATTCGCCGTCAAGGTGAAGGTGGGAGGGTTGGTGCTGAACGTAAGAAAACTAAACCCGAAATGCGCCGCATGAAACCAATCGGAGGGGGCAAGACTGCTCCCTCTGATTATAAATCTAGAAAGGACATTGGCACACAACGTCCACGCTCTGCTAAAGAACAACAACCCACAAAAGAGAGAGGTTCTGCTGCATTATCTGCTAAGGAAGCACAACGCAAAGCATATAAAGAGAGAAAAGCAAGAGAAGCAGGAGCAAAAACACAGACTGCTTCACAACTACTGACGAAGAAAGCACCTGAAAAGAAAACAAATCCCAATTACAAAGGCGATGCCAATGTAAGAACAACCAAGGGTGCCTACACTAAGGATGAGAAGAAGCAAATTCGCCGTGCAGGTGAGAGATTGGTGAAAGATATTCAGAAGAAGAGAGAGAAACCTGCCAGCAACTACAATGTAAACTTAAAGAAGTAGTGCTGGACAAATAGAACTGTCCCCCCTAAAATGATGTAGTAGTGAGTGACCAACCTTTGATGATCCAACTTCGTCCCCATCAACAACAGGCAGTTAATGCTATGTGGGATAATGACCGGGGTCAGATCATTGTACCTACTGGTGGTGGCAAAACCATCTGTATGATTGATGACACTAAGACCATGATGGAGATGGGTATTCAATACGGCAAAACATTTGTTGTTGTTGCTCCCCGTATTCTCCTGGCAGAACAACTGTGCTCTGAGTTTCTTGAGTTGATTGATACAACTCATACTCATATCATGCACGTTCATAGTGGTGAGACGCAACATTTTAGCACCACTAAATCTGATAGCATCCACATGTTTGCCAACACTGCGCGAACTGCTGGTGAGAATGTTATCATCTTCACCACATATCATTCGCTTCATCGTGTTATGGAAGCAGACATTGAGGTGAATACAATATACTTTGACGAAGCACATAATAGTGTGCAGCGTAACTTCTTTTCTGCCACCGAGTTCTTCTCTACTGATGCTGATCGCTGCTACTTTTTTACTGCTACTCCTAAGCATAGTCTTACAGTATTCAAACCAGGAATGAATGATCCTGAAGTATATGGTCAGGTGATTTGTAATGTCCCTGCTCCTAAACTTGTTGAGCAAGGTTATATTCTCCCACCTAAAGTTGTGGTCAAGAATCTACCTACTGGTGATGCTAAGTTGACTGATTGTGAGAACTTGCTGCACACCATTGATGAACAACCACTGGACAAAATTCTCATTGCTGCTAGATCTACCAAGCAAATCATGCGCTTGGTTGCACAATCTAATTTCTGTGAAGAGATAGAATCTCGTGGATATTCATGGATGCACATTACTGCTAAGCATGGCGCAATCATTGATGGTGTGAAAGTCAACCGTGAATGTTTCTTCGAGACTCTCAACAAATGGGGACAAGATCCTGACAAAAAGTTTATTGTCATGCACCACAGTATTCTGTCTGAGGGTATGAATGTCAAGGGACTTGAGGCAGTATTCTTCATGCGGAACATGGACTTTATTGGCATCAGTCAGTCTATCGGTCGTGTGATTCGTACTGGTGGAGAGAACAAAACCTTTGGTCTAGTTTGTATTCCTGTATATGATAAGGTTGGCATCAGCACATCACGCAGAGTTCAGGCAGTTGTTGATGTCGTGTTCAATCAAGGTCAACCCGCTATCACTGAGATTCGTCGTTAATTATGGCACATCATTCTGTTCTCCGTATAAAGAAAAAGTCATGGACTGCTGGATTTGGAAAGGACAAGTCAAAGGGAAACTATACAGTAGCTCAGAAAGAAATGGAATTGGAGGTAACATGGAAAGACTCTATGAATCCCCAATTTATTCCATTTGTTGATGAACATGGTCATCAAGGAATGAAAATAATAATTACTCATCAGTAATCAGTGAGATCCATCGATGAATTACACTAAAGCACAACTTATTGACGCACTTGTGGCAGAGTGGGAATATCTCTGCCATGATGATTATGATCCTGAAGATCAAACTCCTGAAGAATATCGTGAGGATTTGATTGAAATGACCCTAGATGAGTTGGTGGAAGAAACATCGACTGATGAATATTATACTTTTGAAGAATATATGGATACCTGGGGATGAAAATTATCAATCACAAGAGCAACATTCTAGATCCCAAACCCACAGAGCAGGGATTTATTGTGGGAAAGTATAGCGACCCATTGATGTATGCTGCTGTTCCTGTTGCTGGCAGTACCACAAAACTAGCAATTATACATCAGGGAAATATCATTAAGTATTGCAGAAATCGACAATCTGCGCTAAATTTTATAAAGAAACGGAGTAAGAAGAAATAACTGTCCCCCCTAAAGCGTAAGTATATTATAGGAACAGGAAACCATGCCTCTCACAGCAGAACAAGGTTACAAAATTCGTGAGCAATACTCTGGTGAGAAGGAGAGAGCAGTTTGTGACGCTCACGTTCTGACACAAGTTGGAGGTTCACGCACTAAAATTGATGGCACTGATGGTGTTAAGAATAAGAGCATTAAGAACATGTCAGGAACCTCTACACAGGTTCATCTCACAACACAGAAACATTTCATCGAGATGTTAAACATTAGTGGTGATGCTGCTAAGTTCATTGCACATTTCTGTGGCAGTGTAGGTTATAACTACAACGGCAAAGATCGTCGTACTATCAAACAGATTGATACAGTACAGGTTGATGCTTTCAAAGAGTTCCTTAATACAAACAAGGCAGAAGTTATCGATCTTATTATTCGTAATGGATTTGACATCACATCAGTTGTAATTAAGAATACAAAAACAAATGAAGAGTTAGAATTGACTTATCAGCAGATCTGTGATAAGATTAAGGATGCACAATGGGTCTTCCTCAGTGGTGGTATTCATTTGAAAAATGCTGAAGGTAAGAGTTACTTTCACTTCCAGCGTGAGGGTAAAAAGAAACTGAGCAATCGCTATAATGTTCTGTGGCATATCCACCGCAACCTGTTTGTATGATTATCAATAAAGATTGCATCGAAGGTATGAAGGAGATGGAAGAAAGTTCCGTCGATTGTATCGTCACATCTCCACCATATAATAAGAAAGGTTTGCTTGGTAATGTTAAACCAGGCAATCAGATTTGGGGTAAGTTTCAGATAGATTACAATACATATGGTGATGATATGCCTGAGGATCAATATCAGGCATGGATG